CGCTGACATCTTCGATTCAGATCAACGGAAATGGTGCGGTAGAACTTGGAACGATCACGATCGCCGGTGATGGCACATTTACATGGGCGGCGAAAGCGTCCGGTACATCAGGAAAATAATAAACGGTGTTAATCAAAAATTAGCATAATCGGGTGGGTTCCTTTAAGTCCTGCCCGATTTCTGAAAGGATGGTAATTCCATGGAAGAATTAGTATTAGACAGTGGTGTCAGAAAAATCGCAATTAAAAATGAGGACGGGGATGTCATTACCGTGTTGAGTATCAATGTCGCAGATGCCGACACAGCCGAGCAATTCAGACAGGTCATCAACAAACTGGAAAGAATCTCCGAGAACTGTGAGAAAGAGGCGGCAGCATGGAAGAAAGAACATGCACAGGATGAGGTAGATTCTGACAACGTTGATGTTGAGTCGGTTTTACAGGCAAACAGAATCCGGGTGAAGTACCTGAAACAGATCGCAGCAGAGATCGACGGTCTGTTCGGGGAAGACACAGTAAAAAACGTGTATGGAGATTTCACGCCGGATGAGACAGCACTGGTGGAATTTGTCGAGAAGATCATCCCGGTCATGAATAAACTCTTCGGCAAGCGTTACGAGATGACCAGAAAACGCTATAACTCCGGCAGAAAAGGAGCGCGAGTATGATTAACGTCATGCTCGATCCGCTGCCTGAGGAATGGAACGGGTACAAGGTCAATACGTCATTTCGTATCGGCATACAGGTATTCCTTGTGCAGTATGACAAAGAACTGAATGAGTATGAGAAGAGTGATGCACTGATCTATCTGCTGTTCGACGAACGGGAGCACCCGGACGGGGATGATCTTCGCCAGTGTGTGGAGTGGTTTCTAAATGGCTGGTTCCATGACAAACCGGGATCGTCAAAAGATAACCGCAGGCTGGTAGATTACGACATTGACCAGTGGCGTATCTATGCAGACTTCCGGCAGATATATGGGATCGATCTCTCCTTGGATGAAATGCACTGGTGGATGTTCAATGGTCTGCTCTGGAATATGCCTTATAAACAGTCATCATTCCAACAGGTTATAGAGATCCGCAGGAAGAAAATCACATCCAAGATGGGAAAAGAAGAGAGACAGGCGATCAAGGAGGCACAGGAAATGTATGCCTTAGAACAGCCGGAAGAAAAGAAAGAGTATACCGAGGATGAAAAAGCAAAGATTGACGAATACGATCAGATGATGGCAGAAATCAGAGCAAAGAAGAAAGCAGAGCAAAGAAGAAAGCAGAAAAGGAACTGGGATTAGTTTAGGGAGTGAGGATTGCATATGGCTGGTGGATATGATGGAGAAATCAGAATAAGGACATTAATTGAAAATGGAGATGCATCCAGCAGTCTGTTGCAGTTGGAGTCACGGTTTCAGAAACTGACGCGGGAATCACAGCGTCTTACCGATCAGATGCGGCAGATGGAACAGATGAGGATTCCGACAGAAGAGTATCAGCAAGTACAAGATCAGCTTAATAAAGACAATACAGCTTTAGATAAATTATTAGAGCGTATGGAACGTTTTAAAGCTGTTGGCGGTAAAACAGATAGTCGTACATTTAAAAATATGCAGTATGACGCAGAACAATTATCGGAATCGATACGGTATGCCAACGGAGAGTTGCAGGCAATGAGAAATACCGGTACTGCCTATGTTGATCCCAAAAGCACAACAGAATATCAGCAGAAAGCAGAGCGTTTACGAGAAGTAAATAGCCAGATGGAGATTTTGAACCAGCGGATGAATGAGGCGGCAGACAGAGAAGCCAGAACCGGAAATACGGGTGAGCAGAGTCTTAGCAAAACACAAAAAGCTGCTGAAAAGGCAAAGACAGCGATTGCCGGCATGATTCCGACGGTCGGAAAAGTAAAAAGTGCTTTATCTTCGGTTGGGAGTGCTGCAAAAAGAGTTTTCAATAGTATTTTTAATCATACCAAGAAATCAGGCGGAATGATTGAAAAATTTGGTAAACGAGTAAAGAAAATTGCTCTAACAATATTGGTGTTTCAGTGGGTTTCAAAAGCGTTCCGGGCAATGATTGATAGTATTAAGTCAGGAATCCAGAATTACGCAAAGTATTCCGGCGATTTCAATCAGAAAATGTCAGAACTTAAATCATCGGCAACGAATTTAAAAAATGCTATCGGCGCAGCAGCAGTCCCAATTGTCAGTGCACTGGCACCAGCTTTAACAACGCTTTGCAACTGGCTTGCCCAAGCAATCAATCTCTTTAATCAGTTGTTTTCTGCACTTTCCGGGAAAGGTACATGGAGCAAGGCGAAGAATCAGCAGGTAGACTATGCGAAATCCTTAAATGGTACTGCGAATGCTGCCAAGAAAGCAAAAGGTGCATTGCAGGGATTTGATGAGTTGAATGTAATCAGCTCGAATGATTCTGGCAGTGGCGGCGGTGGAAGCGGAACCACAGGAGTGTCATATGAAGAGATGCCGATATCAGACAGTATTAAAAAGATAAAGGATATATTGGCTGGTGAGGATTGGACAGAACTTGGAAAAATCATTGCGGATAAGCTCAACAGCGCAATGAAAAGTATTCCGTGGGATTCCATCCAGGCAGAAGCGGAAAAGACTGGAAAACGAATCGGAACGCTGATAAATGGATTTGTAAGTGATTTTGACTGGAACTTATTAGGATATACACTTGCACAAGGAATTAATACAGCACTTATATTTTTGAATACATTCTTAGAAACAGTTGACTGGACAAAACTGGGATCTGGACTGGCTACTGGAATAAATGGTTTGGTAGATAATTTGGATTGGAGTCTGCTGGGGACAACAATCAGTAATGGCTTGAATGCGGCTATTGATACAGCATATGGATTTGTTTCGACTCTTGATTGGGGAAAAATGGGACAAAGCGTAGGACAGGCATTGTCAAATGCAATTCAGAATATTAAGTGGACGGAGTTTGGAGAAACAATCGGAACTGCGGTCACAGGGTTGATTACATTTTTGGATGAAACAATAAAAAATACAGACTGGAAATCCCTGGGACAGGGCATTGTTGATGCCATTGGTGGATTTTTCGAAACGCTTGACTGGGGAGTTATTGGAGATACATTATCAAGCGCGCTGGCGGGATTATGTGATTTTCTTAGTGGCGTAATTGATGAGATCGATTGGAGTGGGATACCAACATACATAGCGCAAAGCATAGCGGATTTATTGAAAGGATTTGACTGGGCGAGTGCAATGGAGAGTGTTGCAGAACTTCTTTTCCAGGCATTAAAGGCCGCTATTGAGTTACAGGATAGTATTTGGGACTTGCTCGAAAGCGCTTGGGATAATGTAAAGGATTACTTCAATGACTACATTAAAGAGGCTGGCGGAAATGTAATCGAGGGACTCTATAACGGAATACTGGATGCATTGAAAAATGTTGGAACATGGATTGTAGAAAATATTTTTAACCCATTTATCGAAGGATTCAAGAATGCTTTTGGCATCCATTCCCCATCGACTGTAATGGCAGAAATGGGCGATTATATCATCGAGGGACTTAAAGTTGGATTGACAGGTATGTGGGAAAGAGTGAGTGATATCATTGAAAAATTCAAAGATAATACGAAAAAATCATTTACGGATGTAAAAGACAATGTCATTACCACACTTAATAATATGAAAGAAAAGGTGGAGAATATTTTTCAAAATATGTGGGGCGGAGTCAAAAATATTATCAATACAATGCTTGGCGGCGTAGAGAAAATGGCGAATGGAATGATAAACGGTTTAAACACGATGATAGGTGCTTTGAACGGACTGCAATGGGATATTCCTGATTGGGTACCAATCATAGGTGGAAATAAGTTCGGGTTAAGCATTCCGACAATCAGCAATGTTTCCATCCCACGTCTTGCCAATGGTGGTATCACAACCGGCAGCACTCTCGCAAACATCGGAGAAGCAGGACGCGAAGCAGTACTTCCGCTCGAAAATAACCTGTCTTACATGAAACCGCTTGCAGAAATGATCGCAAGTGAGATGAAAGGCGTGCAGACGGTGCGGATCGTAGCGGACGAAGGAAAGATTTTTAAAATTGTACGGGAAGAGGCAAACGACTATTACCGGAGAACCGGAAACCCGGCATTTGATTTATAGGAGAAGTGAGAAATGGCATACAGCGGTTTTTTAATAAAAGTAGGCAATTACACAGTTCCTTTCCGGTACATAGAAGCAAAGAAATATAAATGCGGTATCAAGGGGCAGGATCTTGATTCTTACCGGGATGCGAACGGGATACTGCACCGGGAGGCATTGAGCAACGTCTCGATTAAAACAGAATGGGAAACGCCGGGAGATATAGATGAGAAAGCATTGCGTGCACTGATGGATAACATCAGATCCCAATATTCCCATGCAATCGAAAAGAAATCGCTTGTTACCGCATGGATGCCGGAAATCGGCAATTATGTAACGATGGACTGCTATATGCCCGACGTGGAGTATCAGATAGATTATGCAGATGAATGGACGGTCCAGTATGGATCATTCCGGCTGGCATTTATCGGATATGGAGGTGTAATTGGATGATTGATTTTAAATATGCTGATTTATTTAAACAGAATAGCGTTGATGTCCAGCTTGAGATTATTTCCGATGATGAGAAAATCCATATCACAAATACGGAATTTCATGAGGAAGAGTTTGAATTAACAGAAAGCCTGTGTTCACAGTCTGAATTGACTTTTGGTGCTGTCGAAGCCGGATCTGTAAAATTTAAGGTATCAAATATTTTTCTTCCAATGAAAGGGAGATGGATGACCGTCAAGATGATAATTGGCGGGCACACAGATCAACCCTTTTTGATAGGAAGATTCAAAGGTTATTCCGATACACCGACTGCTGACAGAAAATACCGAGATGTAGTGGCATATGATGCCCTTTATGACATTTTAAATGCAGATGTGGCAGCATGGTATAACACTGTCTTTCCATCCCATAAAGAGCAGCAGAAAGATAAAGATGGAAAAACTACGACTGTTACAGTTTATGATCCAGTCACAATGAAACAGTTCCGGAACAGCTTTTTTAAGCACTTCGGGATCGAACAGGCGGACATTGCTCTCATTAATGACAATATGTCTATTGAGAAAACGGTAGCGGTCACGGCATCCAGTGAGACAAGCTCTGCTACAGAGGAATCAAGCACCATAGGCGAATCCATGAGCGGCAAAGAAGTGTTGTCCTGCATTTGTGAGATCAATGGCTGCATGGGGCACATGGGGCGTGACGGGAAGTTTCATTATATATATCTGGAGCAGAATATACAGGGACTTTATCCGAGAAACGATCTTTATCCGGCAGATGATTTGTTCCCAAGAGATCCGAAAAGCAACCGGATCGGGAAGGATTTATATATAACGGCTGAGTATGAAGATTCTCTTGTTAAAACAATCAATAAGTTACAGATCCGGGAGCAGAAGAATGATATCGGCGTGATCGTTGGTACTGGAGACAATGCTTATGTGATCGAGGATAATTTTCTTGTATATGGCAAAGGCACAAAAGAACTGAAAGGCATTGCAAAAAATATTCTTTCCAAGATCAGGGGTATTGTTTATCGCCCGTTTACGGCAGACTGCAAAGGAAATCCGTGTCTTGAGGTCGGGGATGCAGTGCGGCTGCCGACCAGATATGAACTGATTGAGTCCTATATTCTGAAAAGAACCCTGAAAGGTATACAGGCTTTGCGTGATGATTTGGAAGCGGATGGGGAAGAGTACCGGACAAACGGGGCGAACGGAATACAGAAAAGTATTTTAAAGCTCAAAGGCAAGAGCAATGTGTTGGAGCGAACCATTGAAAAGACACAGAGCACGATCGAGAATAAAGAAGAACAACTGATATCACGGATCACGCAGACCGCAACCGAAATTCGCACAGAAGTTAAAAATACAACGGATGGTTTATCATCGAGAATCACGCAAAATGCGAGCAGTATTACAGCAGAAGTTAAAAGGGCCCAGGGACAGGAAGTTGAACTTGCAGCAGCTATTAAAATTAATGAGGACAAGATTACAGCGGAAGTTACGAGAGCAAGCGAAGCAGAGGGCGTTTTGTCCGGAAAGATAGAGGTAACTGCAACTAAGATACGGTC